GTTCTGGCAAGGATAGGAAGGCAGGAATCTTTTTCATAATGACGTTATACAAACGGTCTGTGTGATTGCTTCTTATTGTATGGGCTTCCTTAGCGTACTGAGTCAATCGCCATAACACGTCAACTGTGTGGTCGCGGTCATCCGCTAATGTTTGCTCGTACCATCCAGGAGAATTCTCACTCCAACGCGAAATTTGAGGTAAATCTATTTCATCTCCAATAGTAACGACAGAGTCGTGCTTAAACGCTTTTGCAAATAATTCAAAGTTTCGTACAACATGTGCATCCTCGTAAGGACATTGCAAATCGGGCCATACGATAGTTCGCTTCATTCATCCTCATCGTCATACCAGTCTGGCTCTGGGATATTTGGGTTGATTGGCGTAGGCAGTATCCAGTCTGGATAACTGCTTCGTTCAACAATTATGGCAAGTGCCAAATCAACAGAAAAGCCTGCGCGGCGTAATGCTCTGAACATCTCATGCACACCAATTGCCCACGCGTCTAGTTTGGAATAACCTTCATCCATTAACTTCTTAGTTGCTTTTCTTGCCATGAGATAATTGTTACCTCTCTAGGATGCGGATAATCGTTTCGACACGCGCCTCTAATGCAGTTATTTGGTCGCGCATAGATGAACCGCTATTTGGTTTTAGTTCGTTTAGGTAATGCTTTACTAACCATTTGACTGATCCAATAAATGAACCAATAACGGTCAGAGCAACAGCCACAACAGCCGCCCAATCTTGGGTTGACATTATTTTTTAGGTGTGGCATATCCAAATACGCCTGCTAAAACCGCCCAAAGAATTGCGCGGTAATCAACATCGAAATTGCTTGCAGCCCAAGCAGAAAGGAACGCACCAGCAGTTAGTACGAGAGGATTCTTCATATTCATTTTATTCTCCTAGCATCGGGATTTTGAAGGGACTAGCATCTTTATCGCCCTTTTCAGTAAAACTAATATGGATATGGTGATTATGAGGAGAGATTCCCTTATATTTTTTCCAACGGAATAACGTTCTGCGTGAGGCAATCTTTCCAAGGTGGATGACGTATGAGATTCTCTTATCGCGCTTGGCGCACTCACGTATCTGGTCGGCAAGATAACTACTTGTATTGGGTGATGTGTCGAGATTCGCGTCCACATCAATAGCGCGAACGTATCCGTTATCCTTATGAGGCAGGTGGTCACTAGTACCTGCTCGTTGATGGCGCGCATCACCTATCCAACCATCGGACTTTTTATCACGATGCGGAAAATGTTCATTGATGGAATCACGTAACGTTTCACCAGCAGCACAAAGTTTAGGCTTCATCATCTACCACTGGTGCAACAAATACATCATTGACTTCATCGTAAGTAAATCCAATTCCTGCAAAAACACCGCGAATCTTGTTGTTGTATGAAGTTTTAATCCATCGGCCACCAAGATTATCAATGAGCCATTGATAGCCTTCATCGCCTGCTGGGTCATTATTATCGCCAACAGTCACACGAATGACTTTATTGTTTTCGTCTATTTCCGCCCAATGTGCCATTAGTCTAACGCCGCTTTCAAATATCTAACAATTACAATTCCTGAACCGCCTGCGCTTGTTCCTGATGCTGCAATAGAACCACCACCGCCTGAACCTGTGTTTGCTGCTCCTGCGGTTTGTCCAGTAGGTGCAGCACCTTGACCACCACCACCTGCGCCACCCACGCCTCGACCACCTGCACCAGCGTTTGACGCTCCACCTCCACCGCCTGCGTAAAATCCGCTTACACCAGTGGATGTTGCAGTAGCCCAAGCAGAATATGTATTAGTTCCACCACCGCCATTACCTGCAATACTTGCTATGGCATTAACTCCTGGTGCGCCTGCTCCACCTCCACCGCCTGAGCCAATTTGCGATGTAGTTGTGCTACCAAAACCTGAACCGCCTGGAAAGCCTGGTGCAACTGCTGTACCACCTGCATAGGATGTTGGAGTAGAGTTTGCTCCTCCACCACCTGCAGATTCTCCAGATGAGGCATTTATACCATTGCTACCAAGCCCTCCTCGAGTTCCTCCTGTAGAAATAATGGTTGTGCTGTTAACAGTTGTATTGTTACCTGTTGCACCTGCTGCACCTGCACCGACAACAATCGCCCAGGATGTTCCTGCTGTTAAAGTTTGACTGACTAATTGCACTTCACCCGCACCTCCACCGCCCGATGGATTTGAACCAGTTCCGTTTGGAGCACCTCCACCTGCACCAATAACGAGAAATTCAACATCAAGTTGCTTACCAGTTACCGCAAGAGTTCCATTGCCAGTAAAGGTACGATAAAAATAAGTAGGGTCACTAGTAACTAAAGTGCCACCTGTCACGACAGGAATAATCTTATTGCTTCCTGTACCTGCTATTGCGTTTGCAATCATTATGCAACTGCTCCAAAGACATACCAAGTATCTGTGCCAGTTTTAAGACATGCAGCAGAACGATAGCGTGCCAATGTTGGAGAGGCTGCAACTGCACCTGGTGATAGGACTGTTGTTGTTCCTGATGTGACTGCTTGGATTGTTGTAGTTCCAACACCAATGTTTAGCACTGTGATTACAGTACCGATTGGATGTGCCACAGATGCGTTGGTTGGAATCAAGAAAGTGTTTGCTGAGGCATTGTTCATAGTGACTAACACCTGATATGAGTCATTAAGAACTGTTGTGTAAGTTGTGCCTGTTTGCGTGTTAAGGGTAAATGATGTCAAGCCATTCCACATGGCGGCTGAAACGACATCGCCAGTAACTGCTGGGAATCCTGTTGCCATTTATTTCTCCTTTAGTATGAAAGAACGCTAGTGCCAAGAATAGCGTATTGAGGTGAGCCAATAATGAAACCATCGATAATAGCCTCAAGCGTGGTGAACTGTGTTTTCCAACTTCCTGGAGTGATGCTGTGCATTACGCCAAAAACCTGCAAAGTTTTGGTCAGGTCAGATGCCCCTGGTTGTGTCGTTGTTATAGTCACTGGGTCAAAGAAGTCTAGGTCAAGTGCTGCTGTGATTCCAGCATCATAGTTAGGTGTGTAAAGGTCCAGTGTAATAGCATCACATCTAGTTGAAGTTTCTGCTCTGCTTGCAATATAAGCCCTTGCATAATCCAAAGCAACTGCATCGGTTTCCATTAGCAAATCTTGCTGGTTGTAACTGTGAATAAAGTATTTGTCTATAGAAGCCTGATTAATTGCAGTCTGTGTTGTTCCACCTGTGCGAGTTACCTGTGCTGAGTTATACACCAAAACATCATTAAGAACCCAGATTGCATTGAAGTATTCAATTCCTGTGCCATTATCGTTAAAGACTACTGGTGTGCCATAGATACTGCTTACTGTCAAAGCCCTATCCTGAAAAACAAAATTGCCAAAAGCATCAACATACAAAGCACCATATTCGCTAATTTCAACTTTTTGCATGGCTTCAAGACCTGTGCGTGGTGTGCCAGGGTCTGCCAATAAAGTTGTTTGTCCAGCATCAATATCGCGGTTTGCTCTAGGCCATCCAATAGCATCAAGAATTTTATTGATTCGAGTACCTGATAATTGACCAGCACCTGAATCTGCAACAGTTGATATTTGTGCGTTTTGTGCCAATCTCATGGCATCAACGGCTGTGATTGTAGTATAAACAACGTCACCAACATCTTTAGGAGTTGTGGTGTTGTAACTGGTTATGTAACCAACAAAGATTGGATATATAACTGAGTTCCAAGTAGCGGTTATTTTTACCTTACGCATTGGGTCAAGAAGTCCATAATAAGGTGAGGCTGTGTTCTGGCTGTTAAAGTCCCCATTCATGTCAACAATTCGAAGCGTTAGTTGACCTGTTTGAAATTGGTCTGCTTCTGCATTGCGGCCTCTTTTAGTATCAATCCTATCTACCTGACTTGATACATCAACAATAAGAGCAGGCACTAAAGCATCAGAAAGAACATCTTCTCCAAGAGTGCCTGTACCTATTGCAAAAGGCGTACCAAAGGAAGCGCCAGTTGAGAAGTTAATAAACGCATTGATTGTTGGTACTGCCACTAGATTGCTCCAGCGAAGGTTGTTGAGTTTCCATATCTGTTAAGGTTTTGAATAGCGTTCTGAACCACATCTGCAAGTTGTTGGTCGCCAATACCTGATGCGTTAATTGTTATATTTGCGGGACTAGATGCAGTCGGTCTATTCCATTGCCAGTCATCACGACCACCGCCCATGTTTCCTGGGTCTCCTAAACCTGGTGGAATAATCGAATTACCTGGTGGTATCACAGGTTTTTTCTTTTCCAGTTCTTCTCTGCCACGTCTCATGCGCTCCGCTTCAAACTCAAACTCAGCACTCAGTTTTTTTAGGCCGCCTGCTAATAAATCTAAATTAGTTGCAGCATTAAGGGCTGCTAGGGCTTGTGCTGCTAAAGCAGGATTAACTTCATAAATAGCAATGAGGGATTGGAGTCTGGCTTTAGTTTCAGCATCAGTAGCATTGTTGAGTGCTGTATAGAGTTGAATCCGTTCCACATCAAAAGTTTTAATAAGTTCTTGTAAAGCCAACTCATCGCCTGTAAGTACGAGTTTTCTAGTGATGTTTTCATTATCAATTTTAGAAAGAGAGTTCTTTGTCTTAGCCAAAGCAATTGCATCTTTATCAGCCTTCTTTTTGGCTGCTATATTGGCCTTATCTATTGCTGCTCTTTCGCCTGGAGATTGCTGTGCAGGCCCAATATTAAACTTTGATTTTCTAAGGTTTTCTCCACCTTTGGCAAGGATAAATGCCAGTGCTGCAACTGCTGCTGTGATAGGCGCAAAGTAAATAAGAAGCAAAGCGCCAATTGCAATAATTACAGGTTTAAGTGCTTCAAATTGCTTAATCATAAATGCTATGTTTTTTGCGCCTTCAGCAATACCTTTTGACATTTTATCAATAACTTCAACGCCGCCGCCAACGCCGCTATTGCCACCAGAAAGAATATTGAGTGCGCCAATCAAACCTTCGCCAATAGCCTCCTTGGCATTATTAGCAGCAATAGTTAATTTGTTAAAAGAACCCTGCAAAGAATCTGCTGCTGAAACAGCCTGACCAGCAAAAAGTTCTGTTAGGCGTTCTTGGATTTGCAAAAATGAACTGCTTGTTAATTCTGCCTTACTAAGTCCTACACCTAAGCGACCAAGAGAGGCATTGTTCCCCAGGTAGGCTTTTTGTAAACTTTGTGAAACAATAGTTAAATCTTTACCTGTACCAGCACTAATATCTAATGCAAGATTAAGAAGTTTTTGAGATTCAGTAATTGAACCAGTTGCGCGCAAAAGTCTGTCCATTGCAGGACGAAGTTCATCATCAAGAACACCAGTTTGTTTTTCTAAATTTGAAATATAAAGATTTGTTGCCTGTGATGCACCAAAGTAATCAAGGCCAAGATTCTTTAGTGTAACACCTAAAGAGCGTGCAGCGTTCTCATCTTCTGCAAATGCTTTAACCGATGCTTTGGCGTATCTAACAATTGCTGCTGTGCCTAATGCAACACCAAGCGTGCGACCAAGGTTTTTAACCTGACGTTGAAGTTTGTCAACAGATGTTTCAGCCTGCTTAAACGCCTTAGAGCCTGTGAACTCTGAGGCGATTTGAACGGCTATCTTGGAAACGTCCATTATGCTGCTCTCTTTACATCGACAATTGAAGTGCGCTTATTAAACTTAGCAGTAACATTTTCAACTGCTTTGAAATAAGACGCAATAACTTTACCGTTTGTTTCTTGGCAAGCGCGATAAAACAAACGACCACGCTTATCTGCAATGCCTGATGCTTTTTTAATTCCATAAATAGGGCCAAGATTCTTATTGAACTGCGCACCTGCTTGCGGATTAACAGAGTGTGAATAGCGCTTCTGTGTAACGTTCTTGCCTGGACCAACCCAAGGCTGACCGCCTGGATTCTTACGGCCAGCAGTTTCTACAATTGCGCCTAAGGCAGATTTGTTTTCAATCGCTGCTAAAGAAGTAAAGCCTCGATTGTTGGCACGACTAGGACTTGTTTTGTAACTAATTCCCTTGCGGATAACGTTTGAATCATACATAGGAAATTTTGCTTCAGAAAATGAGCGACGTTGCCATCCACTCATAATTGAGGAATCGTTTGGGACAAAACCACGTGCGCGTGAAACAACTGGCTTTAATGCAGCAGCGACTTCACGACGAAGTTCAGTTGCTAAATCAGGTGCGTAATCTCTTAATGCTTTACGAAGAGCGAGAGCGCCCACGACTTCTGTTGGCATCTCTAATCTCCTTTGCTTCATCCTTTAGAACCTGAATTAGGTTCTTTAGCATTACTTCATCTGTCTCTAATAATTGTTGTGGCGCAACTCCTATCCTTACGCTAAGCCTAGCGATAAGGTAGGTGATGGAGTCGCGCCCTAGTTCGGGGAATCGTCATCAAGAACTTCAACGTCAATCAAAGTTTCAATGAACTTTTCCCCAAACATAGGAACAGTCTCACCAGACCTGCGAATACATTCCCAGGCTAGCCAATAGATATCGCTTTGCTTCTGGTCCTCAATAAACGCTTTGTGAAAGCCCTTCTTAGCGTAAATCTCAAAACCATATTGCACCAACGGAGTAATTGCATATTCTCCAACTTGTCCGTCTGCCCTTGTTACTTTTAACTTAGCCATTTTTGCCCCTTAGATAGTTTTTAGAATGTGCCTGATGTTGTAACTGCAACTGCTGAGTTACAGTTCCAAGTTACTGATTGCATGCCAATATCGCCAACTGCTCCGTTAATGTCTGTTGTTCCATTTACTAGAACTGACATTGTGTAAAGAGGATTTGTTGCTGATACTGCTGTTGCTTTGTCCTGAAGTAGAACAACAGTTACAGTTGTTCCCCAGGCTGCCTGCAATGTTGCAAGAACATTTGCTGCTGCTGTGTCGTTTAGGAAATCGATTGTAACGCTTGAGGCTTCCAATCCACGCGTAAATTTGTGACTTGAATCACCCATAGCAGTAATTTCAAGTTCGTCAAAATTGCGGTTAAGTGTGACGCTGGTCACATGGTCTGAAAGGTCAACGGAATTAACCTTAACGCCGACCTTGTTATTTAGAAATACAGCCATTTAGGTTATTCCTCTTCTTTCTTAGTAGATGCTGGTTTTGGTGCTGCTGGTGTTACCTGCCCGATTTTCTTCAGGAAGGCCTCGTTCTCTTTTTCCCATTCGGACATATTAACTCCAGGTTGTTAGTACGGATAGTGACATCTCACATGTAAGCATTGAACCAGAATCCACGTTTAGAACGCTTGGCTGGCTCACTGCTCCCACATTATACGTCAATGAGGATGCTGCGAGTTTATTGAACACGCCAACTAAGGCTGTTTCAATTCCATTGAGATTTCCCTCGTTATCAAGGAGAGGCACAACGATGACGATTTTGAAGCGTGCTGTTGGTGCAATCGTGTTGTGCTGATTATTGTTTGGTTCTAAATATGGGTCATC